GTGCCGAACTGGCCGCCGGTGGCGGACCCGGCGGGGACGTGGGCCGTGTTGAACCGCTGCGCCTCAGCCGCCCACGCAGCCGCCCACCGGGCCGGCCAGGTGTCAGCCATGGCCGTTCGCGCCGTTCAGCGCGCGGCGCGCGCTGGACGGCCGCGGCGTCGGCCGCGTGTGGTTCCCGCCGTCACCCGGGCTCGTGGAGCCCACCGGCAGCCGCGGCATCGCCGGCGGCAGCGGGTCAGCGGTCACGCCCGGCTGCCCCGGCTGGCCGAGGAGGTGCTGCACCGGCTGGTTCGGCGGCGCGGGCGGCGCGGCGGCCTCCTCGAGCTGGCCCATGTCGCCCGCCTCGATCGCTTTCACCGAGGACATCCGGTCGTAGCCGGCCTGCGCGCACGCCAGGAGGGCCTGGGCGCGGATCAGGGTGACCTGCGCGCGGACCTGCTCGCCGTCCTGCAGCGCCGCGATGTCGCTGGTGTCGACCCACAGCCGCGACCCGGCCGCCAGGTCCGGGACGAGAGGCTCCAGCGCGGAGCACAGCGACCGCCACAGCGGGCGCAGCGTCAGGTCCCCGAACCGGCGGATCACTTCCTGGTACGACTTGCCGGCGCCCTTGACGCTCTCGAGGCCCACCAGCAGCGGCGGCACGCCCGCCGCGGCGAGGATCCGCTCGATGCCCAGCTGCGCGACGTTCGTGAAGTCGATCTGCGACAGGCTGTTGCCGACCGCGACCAGGTCGGCGCCCTGGTCGAGGACCAAAGTTTTGCCCGCGTTGTCCGGGCCGGCGTACCGGGCGGTCATCCGCTCCCGGATCGAGTCGACCGTGGCCGGGTGCAGTTTCTGCGCGTACTTGATGACCAGGTTCGGGGTGGCGTCGTTCTGCAGGTACCGGATCTTGTACCGGGCCATGCCGTCGTCGCCCTGGATGTCGCGCATGACCGGCGTCAGCCAGCTCATCCCGCGGAAGTCCGCCTGCGGGTCGGGGACGGGCGCCCAGTGGGCTACCTCGCCGGCGGGGGCCATGAACCCGCCGCCCTGGTCGAGGACCGACTTGGGCGGCTCCCACCAGTAGCCGATCTTCCGCCGGTAGGTGCCGCCGCCCGCGACGGGCACCAGCTCGCTGACGATCGTGGTCCAGTCCGGGCGCAGCCGCACCAGCACGTCAGCATCGGGAGGCTGCCACGTGTAGGAGTTCCCGGCCACCGACGCGTCCTGCTCGCAGCGGGCGATGAGCTCACCTGACGTCGAGTCCGGGCCCCACGGGTGCTCCAGGACGGCGAGGGAGGTGTTGCCGTACAGGTGCTTGTCGTCCTTGGCCTGGAGCTGGAAGCGGGCTTCGGCCAGCAGCATCATCCGGACGAGGATCGCGGAGAACACGGGCGACGACGACGCGTTGGCGTTCTGCGCGAACGCGGCGAGCTGCGGCAGGACGGGCTCGCGGTCGGGACTGCCGTAGGACGTGGTGAGGACGGCAGCACCGGACGCCATGCCTTCCCAGTAGCCCGCGCGGCGGATCAGCCGGTCCAGCAGCCTCACGCGGGCACCCACTGCCCAGCGCGGATGAACCCGTGGTCGCCGCAGTGGCAGAGCAGGCTCGGCGAAAGGGTCAGCGGATCCTGCGACTCCACCTGCCACTTCGGCCGGGTCTCGGTGGCGTTGGCCGGGATGGCGAAGAACACCGCACCGCCGCACTCGCCGAGCTCAGCGCACACCGTGTCGTCTGGGTGGAGCGGGTGCCAGACGATGGCGCCGACGTACTCATCACCGCCGCCATAGGACGTGAACCACGACATCTGGTGACCGTGGCCGAGGTCGAGATGCACACTCACGACGCGCGGGCCCGTTCCAGCACCTGGTTCAGCGTCGGCACCTCATGCACACCCGGCCGCGCACCTGTCCCGTCGTCGTGCAGCAGCGCCCACGCACCCGCCGCCAGCGAGCAGAAGATGAGGCAGCCGCCCAGAGCGGCCACGCTGATCAGCGCACCGCCGCCCAGGATCCCCGCCACCGAGCACACCAGCAGGATCACGGACAAGCGCATTGCGTCATCCCCTCGCGACGTCATCCAATACTCCAGGCAGCGGAAGTTGCTGCGCGCTCACGGCCTTGCGGCGCTCGACGGCCAGTTTCGCCGCCTTCAGGTTGGCCGCCATGCGCTCCATCCGGTCCGGGTCATCTCCAGCTAGACCGATCGACTGGTTACAGCCTTTGCACGCCAGTCCGCGCCGGCACACTCCACACGACCGATTCCGCGGGCAGTGCGAGTGATCGTGGTCAAGGTGCACATCTTGGGCAGGCAGCGCATCGAGCCCAGCGCCACAGAGGTAGCACTGGCCGTCCTGAGCGTCCCAGAGCGCTGCCCAGTCCTCAGGGCGCATGCCGTGCCTCTGAGCCATCCCCATGCGCCGGAAGCGGTCTCTCTCCCCGTCGGGATTCATGCGCTTCTTGCGGCGGCTAGCCTCGCGGTCTATTTCCTTGGCTCGCTCAGGATGATTTTCGCGCCAGGTCCGAGCCCTCTGGCGTGCTTTCTCCGGATCCTGCCAGTAGGACTGGCGGCGCTGCTCAAGGACCACGTTCCTGTTTGCGTAATACCAGGCAAGAGCGCGCTCACGATTCTTTTCCGGACCATCATGAGCCAACTGGGTCGCCTTTTCTCCCTGGAGATGCGGCAGCGCCCGCTCTCCAGGAGACGGACGCTGCCTAACCGCCAGTAGCTAACCGGCGGCTGAAACTTGATTCTCTAGACCTGCCACACGCCCGGCCGGGAAAGCTCCTCCCACCTGCGGAAACTCCACACCGCGAACTCCGACGCCGTCAGCGGCGACTGATCCGACGCCACCTTCCGCTCCAGCGCCGTCGCACCCGACAGCGGGCGCTCCGCCGCACCCCGCACCGCAGCCGTCAGGCCAGGCTGGTCGAAATGCCGCAAGCCCCCCGTCGCCACCAGGTCGAGGAATTCCCCGTGCGCCACCGCGACCTCCTCGGCGTCCACGCGGCGCACCACGATCCCCCGCTCCGCCAGAACCCCGCACAGCGTCGCCGACTGGGACTTCGGGTCCAGCACCACCGACACCGGGTCGTCCGCCACATACAGCGCGTCCAGCACGTCCGCCGCCGCCGCGGTGATCCCGTGCCACGCAACTTTCACCGCCAGCCGGGCCGGCGACTCACGCCAGGCCTTGGCCACCGCGCACCGCGACCGGTCCCGGCTGATCTCCGCGCCCAGCGCGCACTCGGTCAGGCTCACCGGGTGCCTGCCAGCTCAGCCCAGGCGCCCAGCTCGGCAGCCTCGTCCCAGTCGGTGTAGCACTCGTTCTCCGGCCAGCGGAACCTCGATCCGGGGATGCCGCACGGGTGCTTCAGCCGGTGGATGAAGTCGGCGGTCAGCTTCATCCGGGGCAGGTGCTCGTCGCAGCACTCCATCACCGCGACGACGGACTCGGCCGGGTCGTCGAGCACGAGCCCGTGCCACGCGGCATCGCGCCCGCAGACGATCTCTCCCGGCAGCGGGGAGTAGCCGCACACCCAGACCATCCATTCGGGGAGCGCCTCGCCCAGGTACGGCAGACTCCTCACGACGACGCCGCCGCCCACGACTGCTGGCTGATGACATCCCAGCCCGGCTTCGCGACCTCCGGCCACTGGCACAGGTAGGCACGGCGGAACTCCGCCAGGTCCATCGTCGCGAAGTCCGCGCGCACCGTTTCCTCGCTCACCGTGATGCCCAGTGCCGGCATGCATCCGTACCAGGTCGCCGGATCCGCCGGGTCCGCATCGTCCGGCGCGGAGTACCCGAAGTACGCCGCCGTGTCCGTGGCGCCCAGTTCGGCCATCGCCCGGCCGTCGTCGACCTTGCCGCGGAAGTACGCGGAGAACTCCGTCCCCGCCGTCGAGACGATCCACAGCTGCGCGCCGTCGATCGTCATCATCGCCGGCTTGACCGCCTGCTCGATCCTGTCGTCGCGCTGCGCCCACGCCTCGTCGATCACCGCCAGGTGCAGCGTGTCGCCGTGGTCAGACGTCTGCGTCCCCGACGCCAGCATGATCATCGAGCCGTTCGCGAACAGATACGCCTCGCTGCCGTAGCCCCTGCGGATATCCACCAGCTTCCGCAGGCCCGGCGCCGCGCGGATCCGCGGCCACCACACGTCCAGCATCCGGCGCCGCCCCGCCAGCCGCGTCTGCGCCGAATAGGAGATCATCGTCCCCGGCGCGGCCAGCCCGCGCGCCACGATCAGCGACAGGACGCTGACGCTCTTGCCCTGCTGCCGCGGCTCCTCGACCACCACCTGCCGGAACGCCGGCCTGCCACCCGGCAGCAGTTCCGTGCCCGTGCCGATGACCCGCCGCTGATGCGCCATCAGCCCGGAGAAACCCAGCGCCGTCGCCGTCCACGCGACCTTCCCCGCCAGATTCGGCCGCCCCGCAGTCGCCGGGGTCGCCCACCTAGGCTGTGCTGAACCCGGCGAGAAACTCCGCGAGCTCACCATCCACGCTCCCGCCCGGGGCCATCAGCGCCTGCAGCGTCATCCGCAGCTCCCGCGCCAGCAGCGCATTGGCCGGATCCGCGCCGTACGCCGCCGTCAGCTGGCCAGCGAGCACCTGCAGGCCCTCCTTCGCGTCCGTGACCGGGCCGGCCGACGCGACCACGCCAGGATCGGCACGCTTGACCGCGCAGCGCACGCACAGGGAATGGTCACCCGCTCTGTGAGCACGCGACCGGCGCATCCGGAGCGCATCCGAATCCGCCAAAAATCACCCTCCGTTACGTAACGCAGCGTGGCTGAACGTACGCGTACGGCTGCGGAGTCTTCAAGATGGTCCAAATCCTGACCGCGATCCATTGACCAGGCAAAACGTCCATCCAGGATGGTCGCTCAGCGGGTGGTCGTCAGTTCCCGGATGGTGTCCGGCGGGTGGTCAAGGCCTGACCGTGGTCACTGCCTGTGACCGTGAGCATGGTGGCCATCTGCTAGACGGTGGCTGCCGCGTCGCGCCAGCGTCGAACTCGCGCTGCAGTGCGGCCATCCTCGCGTCGTACTCGGCGGTGTGGACGATGCCGCGTGCGCGTTCGGCGTTGTAGGTGGCGAGCGGCTCGAACTTGCTGTCCATGCGGGTCACCATTGCCGTGCCCGCTGCCACTGCCGGACCTGGCCGTTCCTGGCTCTCAGGATGGCGGTGGTGATGCGCTGGCCGTCCTGCCTGTTGTGGCGGCGGCAGGCGAGGCCGGGCAGGTAGCCGGCGCGGTCGCTGGTGTGGGGCAGGTCGATGTAGCGGCGTGCGAGTTTGAGTGGCCACCAGAGCATGGGCTCGCCGCCGTGGGCGCAGATGTCGCCGGGCCGGTAGAGCGCGAGGCGGCGTTCGCGTTCGGTCCTGTGTGCGTGGCCGTAGCCGCGGGCCTCGGTCGTTCCTCTGCGTGCCCAGCGCTGGCGGTCGCGGCGGGTGCGGATGGTCATGGTCAGCCGTGCCAGAGCCGGCCGAGGTACCGGCCGATGCGCCTGATGGCCCGCCCGGGAAAGCGAGGGGTACGGCTCGGTTCCGTCTCCATCCAGATCCCGTAGTCGCGCAGGTCGGCCATGGTCAGGCTCCTGCTGGCGCGGTGTGCAGCCGGTCCCGGTGAATCCACGCGGTGCCGGCGACGCCTCCGGTGCTGCGTCCGCCGATGTTCACCGAGTCCGAGCCGCGAAGGTACCCGGGGACGTCTTCGGGCCATGTGTGGCTGACGTGCCAGTCGCCGGGCTCGAAGCCGTCGATGGTGACGCGGGTGCCGGGCGGGAAGCGCTCGTCTGCGACATAGTAGCCGCCGTCGTCGCGGGCCATGGTCAGCGGGTGACCATGCGGCCGGGGTGGTCCTGCGCCTCGGCCATGGCGGCGCGGATGCGGTCCTCCTCGGAACGCTCCTGCCAAGCCACGCCGAGGATGACGCCATGGTCGAGCAGCCGCTGGGCGACCGCGACCATGAGCGACTTGTTCTGCTCGGGAACCTCGGCCCACGGCTTGGCGGATGCCTCGCGGGTCGTGTAGCCGAAGTCCGGGGCAAGCGCTTCGTACGTCTCGTGGAACGCCTGCGCGATGTGCTCAGCGGTCATGGGGTCAGTCCGGGCTGGCGCGGGGATGCGCAGTACGGCGTCCAGCACGCCGTCGGCGCCGGGGTACAGCTCAACGACCGCGCCGGGCCTGGCGCCGTCTGGCAGGCGCACCGGGACGATGGTTGCCATGTCGCCTCCCTAGGCAGCGGTATGTCCCGCATTGCCCGGTTTCCGGGCTGTGTCAGGGCGTGGAGTGCCAGGCACATAGTACGGCCGCTATTCACCGGCTGTCACTACAGCACCGCGCAGGAACGGCACCAGCGCGGCGTGCAGCCGGAGCAGGTCGGCTGCCGGGTAGACGGGCCACGGATGGCCAGGGCGGCCGTTGCGGCGCCATCCGGCGGGCTGCCAGCCGAGGATGGTGACGATCTGGCGGAGCTGCTTCTCGGACAGCGGCGGGCTGAGCACCGCGGCTGCCTCAGCGAGGGTGAGCTCCACGTCCTGCACCAGCTCATGATGGCACCAGGCCGGGCTGCAGGACGCGGGACGGCCTGCGTCCGGTGCGCATGCGTTTCACCATGGCGGCGATCAGCGCTTCCGACTTCGCGCCGAGGAGGGCCATGGTGCGGCGGCGCTTGCGGCGGCGCCACCACCAGACGGCGAGCACGACGGCGAGGCTGGCAGCCGAGCCGATGGTCCACGGCCAGTCAGAATCCAGCAGGCCGCCGGCGGTGCCGACCGCGGCAGCCGCTGCCCAGGCGGCCAGGATCCGGGGTTTCACCCAGGGCCGGAAGACCGTCCCCCAGAACCACGCCGACGCGGGCGGCAGCACGAGCGCCTGGAGCACGTCCCAGATGACGTTCATGTCACCAGCCCGTCTTTCCAGGTCACGCACGGCGAGCCGTCGAGCTGGCTGCGGCCCATCACACCCACCGGGTGGTTGCCTTCGGAGTCCTGGCACACGCCGAACCGCAGGCAGCAGACGCGGCCGGATCTCGGGTAGACGCGCAGCATGGCAAAGCCGCAGAACGGGCACGGCGCGGCGACGCGCATCGGCCGTTCGGCCTCATCGACCGCGGGCAACTGCAAGATCACGGTCGTCCACCGGCTGACCATGGTCACGGCCTGGCGCTGCTCACCGTCGCTGACCGCGTGCGACAGCCGCACGATCGACGCGAGGACGGTGCCGGCCTGCGCCATGGGCCGGAGCGGCCCGGACCGCCAGGACGCCTCCAGCTGGCGGGCGCCTTCGAGCGCGTCGAGGAGGGCATCGGCGGCGGCCTGGTTCCATGGCGGCCGGCTG